GGGTTGAAAAAATCCTCCCCAAAAACAGTGTCGATGAGCTGGCGCTGGTTGCGCCAAAGAGTGTTACTTAAAACTGGGTACATTGTATCTAAATCTCCTTCATAGTATAAGCTGTACCGCTTACAGAGTATATTATAATACTCCCGATTTAATTGTCAAGTAAATTATTTGCCACTATTCGGAGGGGGCTTTGAAATGTCGGTAATGCGACGATAATCATCTTCAAGGCGCACTAAATCTTGAGTTTCGGGGGTGCTTACTTCCACAAGTCGTACGTCACCCTCTTCGGCACAGAAACGATGAATAGTGCCCGACGGAACGTGAAATATCTCTCCTGCTTTCATCGTATAAATATGAATTGTGTCGCCCTCGTGGTAGGGGCCCGACTCACAGGTCAAAACCCCCTCCAACACGAGAATAGTTTCTTCCTTCACTCTATGATATTGCCGCGAGAGCCGGTGTCCCGACTTAATGACTAAAATTTTTCCAATGTAGCGCGAAGTATTAGCCCAGATCTCTTCGTGGCCCCATGGTTTCTCTGTGATGTGCAGATCCTTAAGCATTTTTATCCTTTCAATAACGTCTTTGTGTCTTGGCTGAGTCTATTCGCAACCGCCGAGGGGCTCCCTACAATAACATGGGTTTCACTAAGATGGCCGTTGTTGGTCGTCAGACTTGTAAAAGAATGGGTACTTTCTAGGTCCGGGGGGAGTAGACCTTCTTCAAGTAAAGAGTTATATTCAACCGCCTCCCGAATACTCACGACGTAATCCTCATTAATCCACACCTCTCCCAACGTAAAAGAGCCAGCGCGCGAGCCTTTTGTTTTATTCACTACTTCAATAAATTTAATCATTCTTCGCTCCCATGTATGTGATATACCTTATCATTCTTCACTGACCACGTTGATCCTTCACAATAAATACGCAAGTAGCCGCCGGCGCGTGCCATCTCGGTAATAATCCCCACCTTTGGCGAGTCTGTTTCACGCACCCGTAAGGGGATTGTTAACTGAGGATTTTTATCAAAATCTATCAGTTCTACCGCTTGGGGAATATACACTAAATCACCAATCTGATGGGCGTCTTTCATCAATCGGATCCAAAGGAGTCACCACGATGAGGTTCCTCTTCAAGGGCGACCGGATTTACTTCCTCCGGGGGCTGCGCCAGATGGGACGCTGAATTAGTTAGCTTAGCGCGTTGATAATCGTCATAACCCGATATAATGTCCGTTAGCTCTGCTAGTCTAATATCAACATTCATCAAAGCCTTTCGGAATTCTTCAATCATTTCTAAAACTTGGGAAACATTAGGCGCCACCTTTTCCTCGGCGGACCCTCCTTTTAACTCCTCTTGCACTGATGTAAATAAACCAATTGTTTGTTGCAGGTCCTCGGCCCCCAAATTCAAAAGCTTGGCAGCTTCGTATAAGACATCCTCTTCCTCTACAGTATAAGATAATTTTACTCGCATTATTTCTCCTTTTTAAAAAATAGCTTGCCATCCGGTTGAAACAACCAAACCCACCCCGATCGTGAGAATAATCCATAAAATCTTGGTGTTGTTGTTTTTCCAACTCTCCAACGTATCCAGTCTTGCATCCAGCTTGCTGAGCCGTGCATAGAGGCCTTCGTCTGGATTATAGACTGCTTCTTTAATTTTAGCTATGTTTTCTCCTAATTCATCTTGTTTATCGAGAAGCACCTGCATCTTGGTGACCATCTCTGTCATCATCAAAACAAGGTGGTTGTCGTTGTCTTCGTCGCCCATTTGGTTTCTCCCGCTTCACTAAATAGACCTATATTTCTATAATGGCATGAGACGTGGTGAGTAAAGTGCCAGCCGCCGACGCTGCATTTTGCAAAGCTGCTCTAGTAACCTTAACGGGGTCAATAATCCCTTCCTCAAACATATCCACCAGTAAAAAATCTCGAAAATTGTAGCCACAATTTTTGGGGGCTGCTCTAATTTCGGCTTCGATCAAGTCTGGGGATAACCCACAATTAACGGCCATCTGTCGGAGGGGTGCGGTGGCAGCCTCGCATATTATATCGGCCCCCAGTTGTTGGTCTGCGTTCTCCACACTAATTTCTCCTACCCCCTGGACAGCCCGAAGAAGTGCGACGCCACCACCAGGAACTACTCCCTCTTCCTGTGCGGATTTAACTGCCTCAAGTGCATCTTCAATACGATGCTTCTTCTCTATCATTTCTACCTCAGTGGGCGCGCCCACTCTAATAACAGCAACTCCAGAGGCTAATTTTGTAATTCGTTCTTGGATCTTATCACAATCGCGTAGGGATTCTGTAGACGCCAGTTCTTTCTTAAGCAAACTAATCCGTTTATCAATAGCTGTAAAGTCGCCCTTCCCGCCTATGACTGTAGTCCGGGTTTTAGATATATCGACCGATCGGCATTGGCCAAAGTGTTGCAGTTTAATTTCTTTTAATGATGTCTGTGATTCCCGCGTAATGAATTCGGCGCCGGTTGAGAGGGCTAGGTCGAGCAGAATATTACGTCTCCTCTCGCCATAAAAAGGCGCCTTTACCGCAGCGATTTTCAGTGTCCCTCGAACGGTATTCATCACTAAAGCAGCCAGGGCTTGTCCTTCAATCTCTTCTGCAACAATTACGAGGGGGCGCCCATCCCGAGACACTATTTCGAGGGCTGGAAGTATCTGCTCCACGGNCTCTATCCTGCTATCGGTAACNAGAAGCAGCGGGGACTCATAATAAACTGCGCCGCGGCGTTCATCATTAACAAATGCCGAAGCAGCATAACCTGCCTCTACTCGGAACCCTTCCACAACATCTAGCGAAGTATTAACAGTTTTAGATTCCTCAACGGTAATCGAGCCATCGGTGCCAGCTTTGTCAACGGCTGTCGCTATTAATTTACCAATCGTTCTATCGTTATTGGCGGAGATGGTTGCAATGTTTTCTACATCGTTGAGTGTTTCTACATGAGAAGCGCCTTCTTTGAGTCGTGAAACGAGAGCCTCTACAGCGACATCCATCCCACGCTTGAGTTCGGTGGGTGCTGCGCCTGCTGCAATGTAGCGTTGAGCTTTGGTTAAAATCTCACGCGCCAATACGGTGGCTGTAGTAGTACCATCCCCAGCCATGGTGTTAGTCTGTGATGTTGCCTGTTTTAAAATTTGGGCTGCAGCGTTTTCAAATTCATCGTCCATATAAATAAATTGACTGACGGTCACACCGTCCTTAGTGATAAAGGGCTCTTTTCCCTTTTGATGAAGAAGAACATTGCGGCCTTTGGGGCCAAGCGTAGCGGCAACGGTGTCCGCAAGGGTATTCACACCCTTCAATACTTTTGCATTTAATTTAGCACGCGACTCAAATTTACACTTGGGCACATGTCACCTCTCTTCCTTGTTAAATTCTACCGACGGTGCCTTCGATGATGGCGCGGTCGTTGATAGCGCTTGGGTACATGCGGCCGGTGGTGTCGGTAGACACGAGCCTTTGGCCGATGATGCCTATGATAATAATGTGAAGACCAGTAAGTCGGGGTATACACACAATGTGTCATATAAAAAAAGCCGTTCCACACCGTGTACGGTTGTGTATAGGGTGGACACGTGGGAGGGTGGGCTTCTGCTTCGGGAGCAGCCACCATCACTAACGCCGCTAACGCAGCGGCAACTAAAAATTTCTTCATTTTTCCCTTTCTTCTAATGTTATTATAACATACCTGTACGTAATGTCAAACTATTTCTTTTCTTGCGCGGCAACCTTGATCTCTTCATCAACATTCTTTTTCAACACCTCACACTCTTGTGATGCTTGCTGTGCCGCTCCAAGCTTTTTATAAGCATAAAACATTTGAAGCCGATTCATCAGACGGTCGACACTGATAAAAATAGGAGACAACCGTTCTTGAACTACTTTATTATATTTACGAGTCACACTAAGGAGTGATTTTCTATCGACGGCCACCGTCGTAATATAATATTCACTCGTCATAATGCGGCCTTGATCGATGGAAAACTGGGTCTTGTGGTCCGTTTTCTCCGCTTCGGTTAGCGGAGCTAGGGGGCCGAAGATCCGGGTCGCTTCGGTTAGCGGAGCTTCTGCCGCGAGTTGGGCCTTTCGGCCCTTGCTCTTGGGAGAGGTGCTCCGTTTGACCAATGCGCGCATCTGTTCTGGTTCTGCCTTCATCCACGCTGGGAATATAGTTTTTAGATTGTCTGGAAGAGCAGAGAGTTTGCCCAGCTTCTTTGATCCTTCAGGATCGCGGGCTTGTTTTGTGGCCATCGGACCGTAGCTAAACGCTTTACCTTCGGGAGGAAGTGCCTTGAGCATGTCTCGGAAAGCCTTCCCTAACTGATTTGCTACCTTATAATAATCACGAAATGGTGTTTCCTCTGTTACTCCCAGCAGCTGAGCGTTTAGCTGGACTGCTTCGTCGCCCATAGCCTTGAGGGCGCTCGCATACTTCTTAGAGAAACGGGTCGCGGCGGTGGCGATCTGTTGAACCGCTTTGGGAGTTAGTAGCCCTGACTTTTTGTCAGCAAATGCTTGGGTCGCGGGTTTGATGTAGGCGTCGAATGCTGCCATTGGCTTGCCATCATAGTGTTCTTTTTTGCCGGGGGTGCCGGGCACAACACCAATCGCCGCCTGAATCGCCTCAACATTCTTGCGAAACGTCTGCGCAGTCTTAACAAGTTCGGCGCGCTCATCCTGCTCCTGAAGAGCAGCGGGGTCACCACCACCAAACGCTTGAAGCTGCTGCAGCCCCTCCTCATCGATAGAAACAAACTGTCCTATCCATGGAATAAAATTGTCCGCGTTAATTCGAAATTCGTAAAAAGTAACCTGTTCTTTGTCGCCGAAGATTGCGGCGATCACATACGTAATCCCGCGTTCTTGATTCTCGGGGAGAGTCAGGTGATGAACCAAATTGTTGAGAGAGCCCTTAATGGGGGTTTTAGATTCGCCACCAGTTAATCTTTTAAGAGAAACAGGCTCACCGGTACCGGTCTCATAGTCTGTAATCGGGAGAGATCCACCGGTTTCATCCGTCACTTCGACCACTTGCTGCCCGCGAAGGAGCCCCGCTAGAAAGGCTTCCAATAAAAACCCGCTCCCAGATGGAGAGTAATCGCGAAACACTTCCTGCATCGCCTTTAAAAAAGTAAGATAGGAAAGAACCTTCGAAGCATCGGTGGCCATGGCCTCGTCGCCTTTCATGAATACCTTAACAGAAGCCAACTTCTCTCGCAAAGTCTTACCCTGAAGTTGTTTCATAGAGCGTTGGAATTCTTTCCGGGCTTCCGAATCAACTACTCCAACTTCTTCAGTTATATTAGGAGTAAAGATGGAATCGAAAAACTGAGCGGCCGAGAAGCCCTTTTCTGCTTCGGTAAGAAGGGCTTCTGTACTTTCATTCAAACGGGGAACCCCTTCCGCGTCCATTGAATCCATCACCTCTCCAATCAGCTTGGCGATGCTCTCAAAACCGAAAATGTCTCGGTTCTTTTTAAAGTGGTTCTCCACCATTGTATCAATATCCATAGGTAATCCTCTCAGGGCTCATACTAATTAGATGATTTTATCAACAAGACCCATTTCTAATGCTTCCTCGGCAGAGAAATATTCGTCTGTGTTCTTGGAAAGAATATTAAATATCTCCCCCGGTGACAGATTGGAGTTCTCCGCCAAAACCTGCACCATCATATCTTCTACCTTTTTAAGCTCGTTAAAGTTAGCGCGCACATTTGGCTGTGGGCCACTCGAGTTGCTGGAGCAGTGGTGTAGCATGACGCGCGCATGCCGCGCTATGTGTCGCTTTCCTTTAGTACCGGCGGCGAGGAGTGGGACCGCCGCAGAGGCCACCTTGCCATAACCAAAAGTAGCGATATCGCGAGTGTTCTTTACCAAAGTCATTAAATCGTAAAGGGTAAACATATCGCTGACGGCACCGCCTCCGGAAGAAATAAAAAATTCAATATCCTCCGGGCGTTCCTCATCAGTTTCCTTCGCAAGGATCCTTCCTCCATTTAAGGTTAAAAACATCTGGACCGCTTGCTGAGTTGTTTCCTCTGTGATGTCTCCAATCAGCCCCACAAGGGGAGGTTCTTCTTCCTCAGACCCAAAAGCAAGTGGTGGTTCCTCTTCTGATGTTTCTTCATCTTCTACTTCGTTACTATTATAAATCATCGTATCTCTTTCTGCCGCGTGGGCTACTCGTCACGTTTAAGTGAGTCATTCATAAATGTCATTGCTTCGTTCCAATCTTTAAACGGAAGGAGCGAACGGAAGTGGGGCGGGGCCTTCTTCACTATAGATAGTATAACTGAGTCCTTCCAGTTTGTCAAGGTGCGTTTATCAACTTCTTGAAACTGACGAATTTGTTCCTTACTAAAGTCTGCGCGGGTCATGTGTTTTCTTTTTACTTCCTCTAAGAATGCAACATCTTCGGTTATCTTCGCGCACATGAGGAGGAGATGGGCGATGGTTTCTTGCGCCAGGCGCCATAAATGGATTACTTCAAATAATCGAGCTAAGTAATAGGTGCTAAAAACCCCACCACAGAATCCTAGAACCACAAAAATCATGAGCTCTTGGGTTGATAATTCATACATGTTTAATCCAAACTAAAGAGGCCGTGGAGTTACCCACAGCCTCTAGTATATGTTAGGAACGCTTGAAAGTCAAGCGTTATTTTTACTTACGCGCAAGAGCACTCTTGAGAATACGAGCCGCAACCCGCTTCGTGACGCGCTCGATGAGCTCGTCCTGACCTTCGGCCGTAATGCCGCCGATCTTCATTCCGCCACCGCCTCCCGAATGTCGCCGGGGAAATTTGTCGCGGGAAGAAGTGCCTTTCTCGGCCCGGGCACTGGCGATCTCTTCAGGTGTGGGCGTGTAGTCCTTTTCTCCTGCTTCGGGATCGGGAGCATACGAGCCTTTCTTGCCTTTGGCCATCTTTTCGAATTTGTCGCCGCCTCCAAAAAGACCCTCTTCAAGTTCCTCTTCACCAGCTTCAAGACCAACATCAACATCAACCGGGGGCTCTTCTACCGCGACGTCCTCCTCGGGAGGTCCAACCTCAGAAGCGTCTACCTCAACTTCATCGCCAAGCGCAGTTTCAAGGGCGCTCTCCAGGGCCTCCAAGAAATCATCGACGGATACCATCCGGCTCTCTTCGACGCCTTCTTCAGCGCCAGCTTCCAATTCATCGGTTGCAGCTTCCTCGTCACCTACGAGAGTGTCGTCCTCAAGGTCGTCGGCTGCATCCGTTTCTAACTCGCCCGGAGGAGCCTCGGCTTCAAACATACTGCCGTCCGGAGCCTCACCCTGTCCTCGACCGTGACCAGGGCTGTGAGTTCCGCTCTTGGGACCAAGCGCGCCGGTGCGACCGGTGCGAAGCTCGTCTAACTCTTCCTCGGTACCTTCTTCAAGATCTTTGCCAGAGTGAGTCTTAGACTTGTCGCCTTTTCGTTCGCCGCCTCCGCTGTAGTCCGTATCACCCTTCTTGCCGGCAGCCACCGACCCTTCGTCGCCAGCTTTTTCGCCGCGCTCCGTCAAGCCATGGACAAAGCCCGGGGTGAGGGGCTCAAGTTTGGCCAGCTTCATGAATTGCCGGACCTGTGATTCATTTAATAGATTCTTATTTGACATGGTCGATTGTCTCCTAACATATAACGCGCATATGCTACTTTTAAATAGTATTTTCTGTCTTTAATGTCTTTTTTAATTTAACTAACGCGGAATCCACCAGCTGCTTAGCGCGTACCGTACTTACATGATGGCGCTTTCCGACCTGTTCTAAGGTCATAGGTCCGTGTTTTTTAACGGCAATTAGAGTACAATTCAAGTCTTCTTCATACTCTATATACAGTCTACATTCACTCTGCTCACAGCTTTTCTTTGCTAAATAACATTTTCGCATGCACTCTCTCATAACTCAGGTAAATCCTCCTCTAATACATCAAATATACTTTCAACCTCTTCTTCGCTTAAAGCCAATTCCTTTAGCATTTTGTGCCCGGCACTTCGCAGGCGCCGGGATTTTGTAACCCTTGTTTTTGATTGAACCTTCTTGTTGATTTTGTAGTCATCAAGAAACTCCATGAACAGGGGACTCTGTTCTAAATACGACTCGATACAGTATCTGAAGAACTCACTTTGAGTTCTAATTTGATCATAATACAACCTTATCTTCAAGTTCTCATGCAGTTTTGAATTCAAAAAGAAAGTAAGTTTAGAATATCTTTCATCACTATCGGTCGTCATCTTAAAATATGAGTTGAACTTTCAGTCTGGCCACTAGGGGTCTGACGGATAAGGCGGGCCTTTTGTTGAAGTTCACGCAGAGACCGCGCGGCGGAATACGAAAAGCCACTGCGAATACCTCGTTCGAGTTCGCCAAGTATATCGGCAACCGGACCTTTGCAGGGTACGGTAGTCGCGATACCCTCTAAGGAAGCGGTCTTTCCCCGCCATTCCACTTGCGCATCCTTACTCGCCATTCCACGATAAGATTTAAACTTCCCCTGCCGCGTATTGATTACGTCGCCAGGAGTTTCATCAGTACCTGCAAGCAAAGACCCAAGCATAACGAAGTCAGCGCCAGCCGCCAAAGCCTTGACAATATCGCCGGAATTCCGGATTCCTCCGTCGGCAATAATCGGTACTTTCCTTCCTGCTTGCGCGCAATCCAATATTGTGTGCAAGCCCGGGACACCGTGGCCAGTCTGAATCCTAGTTGAACAAATAGAACCGCCACCAATATTGCAACGCACACTATCGGATCCCCAATCGACCAAGTCAT